AAAAGCTGTGCGAGATAGATTAATCTGCCATACAACTAACTCAGTACATAGCGTATCGTTAGCTAATACCTCAGTCCAACAATCACTTGTACTTGCCCCTGTATCATAGACATTAGCACTCCAAGTATCCCCACTCTCTAGAATTTGATTTCCATAAAGAGTAAAAACTTTAAACGTCCATCCTGGGTGATTGACTCCAGTCAAACAATCCAACCAATTATAATCCAACCCTTCTACGTGCAGCCCTAAAACTATATGACTAACAGTTGTGTTATTATTTATATGCGTACTAGAACTATTTTCACAAGTGTTCCCTACTGTTGTAAACTCATTGCATCCACAATTCTCGCTATTTATAGCTTCAATAACAATGTCGCCTGACGCGGCATCCCAGCTACTTATAGCTACATCGCATTGTGCAGATAGCGTTGGAACCCATAAGGCTAATAGATATATTAGTTTTCGCATACACCGTAGCTTGATAAAAATAATAATAAATCTTGAACGTCTACCGTTCCACTATCATCCAAGTCCCCAGGGCATGTATCCTCCTGTATACATGAAGCGTAATTAGGGTGCTCTGTAAGTAACGGGTAGACAAATCCATCTCCGTTTAAAACAAAAGTTGTTCCTATGTCTGCACAGTAAATTATAGTATACCCTCCCGCAGGTAACCCAAAATAATGAGACTCCCCATCACAGTCTTGATATTGAAAATTAGTCCATTTCTCAGCTCCTACAGAAGTAAAAACGTGCTGATTGCATTGAGATAGAACAGATACAGGTAACAACAATAAAACAAATAATAATTTTTTCATACTGCAAAGTTACAACTTAATTAATCCCGCGTGAAGCTCTCTATGACAATTAGCACATAAAAGAGCGCACTTTTTAGATTCAACTAATAAACTTTTAAATGATCTTTTAGACTCGCTAATAGCAAAGGATTTTTGCGATGGATCTCGATGGTGAAACTCTAAAGCCGAATCACATTTATTATAACCGCAAACTTCGCACTTTCCGCCCGAAAGAGAAACCAATTGTTTTTTCTTTGTTCGATTAGCGTCACGCTTTCTTTTTGTTCTGCACTTCTTACATGAATTTTCAATTCCACCTAAGCAATTTTTATGTAACTGAAAATCTTTTTTAGATTTAACTTCTTTACAATCTTTACATTCTTTATATTCAGTAACGGTACACATTACTTAGAAAACCTTTCAGCAAATCCGCCAGAGTAGTCCTTTATGTCTTTTATATCCCCGCTAACCTCAAGGTCCTTTACCATCTGTGCTAACCTCTGCCTCTCTATAATAAGCTCCTTGCAGTCCGTAGCTGTTTGCTTTATAGATTGAAGTTCCGCCTTCCGTGCGCTACCGTTTATTTCAGGGTCTACAGGTTTTTTAATCTCTTCGATCATATTATCTATAGCTATCTCCATGCTATGCATAAGCCTTTTAGATGCACTAGTAGTAGTAAATTTATATTTCGACATACATTAGGTCTTCTGCGCGAGTTCGGTAATATTCTACCTCGTCTATAGTTATACGATAATCTCTGTTCTGCTTAAATCCCACAACGTCTCCTGGGACAACTCCCTGTTCGTCAGCCGCTTTGCATGTATAAGCCACCTCCCCTTTAGTGGGTAAGGCTTCCGTGAGGTCTACTATCTCTATGAGGTCCGACTGAAGCTTTAACTCTTCTTGCTCTACAGATTTCAATAGACACCAGCCTGCTAAGCAATGTATCTTACCGTCTTTTTGGCTCTTATACGCTATAGCTTGATTCCCAATAGCATTGTTTGGATCGTAAGTAACGATATAGGTGTTGTCGTCTTCAGTAAAGATTTGACCGCTATTATCTCCACCTAGAACTACTAAGTGGTGAAAGTATAAAGTATCCCCTACTTCCACTCCCGTATCGAACTTAAAGGGAACACACACAACGGGGCCTTCAGTTGTTCGGTTGTCAAAGTCGTTAAACCTTGCGTCTATATGTAGCTCAAATCCGCTATTGGAAGTAATTGTATCCTTAAGCCTTTTCTCTAGCTTAACGACAAATAGATTAAATGTTTTCATTTTTTATAAGGAAATTTTTTATTTAATGACTCTTGCCGTTTTTTACAGCCGCAGTCCTTACCTGTAGTTGCACTTACTTTATCTACAAGCGCTTTAATCTTTATAAGGCGAGCTAGTTTTTCAATAGAGTCGCCTAATCCTTTACTTTTATTCATTACTTTTATTTTAAAATGCCCAGTAGTCTTTTGGATTATATCCATCATACTTCATTTGTATAACGGGTTCTTCATTCTCATCCACTAAATTGGCTTGCCAGAACTTATCATGGAACTTAGTCCCTGTAACCTTAACCTTAATAGGAAGGCTAAGTCCTGAGTTCTCACCGAAGTGTAGGCTGTCATCAATAGATCTATTGCTGCTCATAAGAATAGCCTGTGCTAACAGCTTAGGACCCGTTAATCCCATCAAGCCCCTACGGTAAGGAGATTTCATCTTTGGGTGGGGGCCATGGACAGCCTTATTTAGCACGTTGTACTTACATAGATTTATAGCCATCTTCAGGAACTTGTGATTTTCTACAGAGGCCAAGAAGGCGGATTCGGGGTCGAAGTGTTTTCCGTACTGCTCACCAGGAGTTAAACAAGGAAGGTTCAAAGAGCTTATAAAAGGCTTGTCTTTAGGCAACCATTCATCTAAGGGCTTGAGGCATATATTATCCATATCGGAATAAACGCCGCCATTAACAAACAGGTAGCAGTATCTAAATAGATCGGATTTAGCGGCGCCTCTATCCATCGTGTCAAAAGCAAGTAAGACGTCTTCGGTGAAATTGTCCGCTAGAAACTTCCTGCCGTTGTCATCAAACATTAATATATGATCGTAAGACGGGTTTAAAGTCCTCCAGGTGTCTATGGCTGATAACATTGGCGGGGTTAACGGTGTTCCCCCAAACCAAACCTGTAATATTGTTTTAGGTATACGCATCAAAAATTACAATCGAACTCTAACATACACGGCATACCGTCTATAGCTTTCCATAAGGTTTGAACCCCTTCTGTATCTTGCATATATACGAGGTATCTGTCTTTACTGTATTTGACTAGATATCTCTCGTCTTGGACGATCGTGCTTACTTTCCCCGCTCCTGCTCTCATTCCCACATAATAAGCCATTCCGTCTTTAGGGTCTCTTCCGACCACAATTTTTCTAATAATTCCTTCCATTTTATTCAGTATCTATCCCTAAGCTCTCTAGAAAATCATCTACGTCTGCGTCGAAGTTTTCAAAGGTTTCAGGGGTCTCGTATTCAAATTCGTGTTCAAATGTATTGTTTATAAAATCCAATATCTCCGTTAGCTCAAATATAGTAGATAGATGGTAACTATATATAGCGTTCATATTCATCTCCCCGTAATCATCTTCTTGTAAAAAACCAGAAACTAATATAGAAACAAATCTATCCCTCATGTCATACTTATCAACAAGGTCATCCATTTCTAGAGCTAATTTTTGAATCTCTAATAAAAAAGCTATATCTTTCATAATAATAATCTATTTAATGCCTAAAAGTAAAGTACCCAAAAAGAGACTGTTTAGAGAGTTCTCCCTGCAAGATAAGAAATATATCCACAGGAACTATTTAAAGAAATTAAAAGTTGTTAAGCACTTTGTAAATAAAGAATACGACATTAACTTCTCCCATGTAGAGTTTCTTTTCTGGGGGTATGACCTTCAGTTCTTTACGATAAAGTACGCAGCGGAAAGCTTAGTCATGAATAGGAATAACACCCAGAATAGATTTATATATCCGTTAGTAAATAAAGGTTACCTATATAAACATTTTGATAAACTTACCCCTTCTAACACTTTTGCAGATCATCTCTTTAGGGATGAAACAAAGTTTAACTATAGGGTAAGGTATGCTTTAACTCAAAAAGCTAGATTACTTGTGCAGAGAGCTTATAGAGAGCTCGAAGGATAATTACAGCCTAACATTCGTCAAGCATATTTACCGCATCTTCTTGAGATAAAAGAAGGCATGTTGCAAAATCCCGATATGTTATAGTTACTTCTTCGCCTTTTTCGATTGCTTTCGCGATGTCTTCGTAGATACGGAAGTAGGCTTGAGTTGATCGTCCAATGAATCCGTTTTCTTTAATGTTGTTGTTTTCTTGCGAATCACCCAATAGCAAACATCCAGCAGTGTCTTCGTCAGTATTGCCGCAATGAATAAGAATATATTTAAAATTAGGTACATCAAGTACATGAAGCATTCCCATATGGATATCAGAAAACCTTTTAGAGTACTTGGCGTGGTGGCCCCCCACAGTTCGAAGACCGAGAACATACTCTCCTTCAGGTATACAAGTTTCTCCCCACACTTTTTCAGTGCGGCTCTCATCTTCGAGGGTATAGCATAAAAATTTTCTTTCATTCGTTGTATTAAATAGTATCCCATTTGTTGAGTCCTTTCCTTTGTTAAATCTAATTACTTCTAATTTCATTTTTTTAATATAATTTATTTGATTAGTTAGTCCAAGCGCCAGGATCACTACAGTTTGGATCTACGTCTCCTGTAACTTTATCGCGGCATAATCCTATTTTACTCAGAAGACCCTTCATGAAGTTTTGTCTTTTATCTTTTTTTAACCAAGGCTTTGTAGCATACAGCTCTGCAGCTCGATCACCTTTTTTTTCGGGATTTCTTCTAGTGTAATTCCTGTAACGTCTCTGCCAGCGTTTTATATTCCTATTCTCAACCTGTTCTGCATGTTTTTCCCTTCTGGTTTGTTTTTCTTCTGGTTCTGGGAGGTCCCAGTGAACTCCACCATGATCGTATCTTTTAATAGGTTTCACCTTAACTAGCTATAAAGATTTCTATTGTTACTGCGTTAGATCCTGGATCAACAAGTAGTGATTCCAACTCATGCATTGACACGTCTATGTTTGCATTTGTGTCATTGACAGCTATAGCGTCAATCGTAGCACCCATAACAAAGCTTTTTCCCGCTTCAATAAGGATTGTAGCAGATTCATCAGCAGCACCATCCCCACCGTCTGTTGTGCCTACTTGTAAAGACAAGTTTACAGGCTGTGTACCTAGATTTGTTAATCTTACGTATTTTACATCACCAACATCTATACTACCAGCTGCGCTTGTGCTGTCATCTACTGTACTGGCAAACGTTGCTACTGTAGTATCTTGGCTTGCAGGACAAGTAACGATCCTATGAAATACTTGAGTAACAGAAGCTATAGCAAGAGTGTTTGTAGACCCTCTGTCAGCTCCATTAAGAGTTAGTTCTTCGCTTATAGTTACGTTTAAAGTAGCCATTTATTATTGCATTCCGCCTCCTTGAGACATTGGAGGTCCACCGCCTTGAGGCATATTCATAGGTAAGTCGCCCATAATAAATCGAGCTACCTCTTCAGGAGAAAGCTTTGCTTCAGAAGGCATCTGTGATAACATCTCTAATAGTTGATTTACATCAACTGGAGCAGGTTGTTCTGGTCCTCCCTGTTGTGGTGGCCCTTGCATCTGTCCTTGCGTCTGTCCACCCATATTGTATTTTCTAATCTGCATAACTCTTTATTTTTTACAAATATAATATATTATCCGCTACAACTTTCACAGTCTTCTGGGGAGTCCGTATTGCATACCGTCTCTCCAGACTCTATTTTAGCCTCTTGCTCTTTAAGCTTCTTTTGGTCTAGAAAAGACGGAGAAGGTAGGTCGAAATTGTTGTCAGGTTTAGTCATTTGGGAATATAGGTTGAAACGCAGGGCCTACATCCTTTCTGGGGTTGCCTGTGCCTTCTTGGTTATCTAAAGTGTGCTTAAAAGATTTTACGCGGGTCTCATAATCTTTATCAAAATTACCTTTCCAGTGACCTTTTGCCCATTGATCTGCCCATTGAGACTGGTCCGTTAAAACTGTAGAAACTAAGGAATTTTCATCTCTAGCGAAATGGGCTGTAAATAGAAGGTCCTGTAGCTCAGGGGATACCTGATCCATATTCTTAAATTGCTCCTCCGTCATAGCAGGGAGTGAATACCCTCTTTCCTTAGCTATCCATTTAGCTCTCGTATAAGCGGTTTGGGCGGACTCAGCATCAAACTGGTATTTACCCTTTCCTGTAGATAGCTTATTAGGATCACTTTCGTTTTGTATCGCAGAATAACCGTTTATTCCTCCTTCATGATTCCCTACAGTATATCTGAATTCAGAGAATTTATAAGCAGGCCTTTCAACTTTACTATTTAATATCTCGTCTAGAACCTCCGTTGTGAGCTCCTCATGTGGGTGACCTGGTCCTTTTCCTCCCTCATGGAACTTCCTTACCCTCATCCCTGGAGGTGTTGATCTGCGTATATTCATCTTATAGATTTAAGTATTAGATCTCTTTGTTCTTTAGTAAACTTATTGTCCATAAACTTTCTTAATCCCGTCATATTATTAGTAGGGGAGGGTGCGCTTAATAACTGAGAAAGTATATCATCATAAGATTTACTGAAGTCAACCCCTTGTTCTTTTGCAGCATTCACCCCTGTGTCTAAAACCGCTTCAAACTCTTCTCCTCTACTTAAAACATATTGACCAGCAGGATTGAATTCTCTGTCGTCAACTATATTTTTACCGCTAGTAAGCTTTCTGTAAGTTTTTCTTTTTGCAGGATCTTGTATTCTTGCACTGTCGTTAAACTTCAAAAGATAAGATAACCTCTGCAAAGGACCATATTGAGAAGCATGCACCTGCTCGTGTTTAAGAGTATCTGGATCATCATCCCTATACATAACTATTTCTTTTTCTTTTGGGTAGTATCTCCCCTTTGTTGTAGGTTGATCGCTAGCCAGTACATCTAAAAGCTCTGAGGTCCTAGCCTGTCTAACAGGAGTTTTATCTATTCTTCGCTTTGCACGTTTATCTCTTAATCTTTGAAACAAACCTCCTTCATTATACTTCTTCATAAGGCCTTTTAATGCTTTTCCACCTTTTCTATAGGTTTTAATTTCTGATGGGGGGAGGGATATATCGTTTTGATAGAAGTTCTCTGGGATCTTGACACGCATCCAGTTATTTCCCTTTGAGTCTGTTACTCGCTTAACATCCGTACCGAACTCACTCTTCCATAGCTTAGGGAAGTTCCTGTAGTTTTTCGTTACGGACATCTCAGACTCACTTATCTTAGAGAGATCAAATCCTTTAGCTTTTATCTCATCTAACTTTTTTTGAGCCTCTTTAAACTTTGTTATATCCTGTTTTGCTTTTATTCCAACTTCTGATTTAAGATTTTTTATGTAAGCTATGAAATCTCTTCTTAGTTTTTCCTTCTTTATCCCCTCAAATCCATTTTTCAAATTCTCCTCGGTGGAAATCTCTTTCAGCTTGGAGAATACATATTCTTGCATTCCTGAGTCAAAGTTTAAATCATTAAGTATACTTACTGGGATTGGTTTATGATTTTCGAAATTACTAATGAATTGATCATAAGCTTTCTTTTGAACTTTAACCCCTTTATTAATTAATGACTCTACGCTATTGTTGATTGAAATTGAAGACTTAATCTCATTCGTCAGGTCCTCCAGAAGTTCCAATCGATGCTCGCTCACATTCGTTAAACTATTGTCATAGGCCCTAAGTATATCATGTTGATTTCTAGCTAAAAGTTCTAACTCAGCGTTATTAGGCCTATCCCACCCTTCAATAGTAAATACCGTTTCTGCTGTAGGTACGTCTAGGTATTCTTTCCCTTGCCTAGCAGCGTCTAATAAGGACTCGTTTACAAACTTAAGTGGGAGGCCTTTTGAGTTTGCTTTTGCTATTCTTGCCTCTCCTCCTTTTAATCTGGCGGCTAATGCTATTTCTAAACCTTTCTCCAGTTGTGCTAAATACTCTGTATAACCAATTGGAACTTGCTCAAGAGGACCGAAATTCTTTTTCGTTTTTCCTATTTCGTCTTTAAATATTTTGATTTGCTTTTCTAAACTAAGCTTTACGGGATCACCACCAAAGAGTGGTGCATTTGATATGGCTAAACTTATTCTTTCAGGATAATAATCCGCGGCCTCTTCAGATGCTGAAAGGCCTTTTGAAGGGTCTCTTAAAGACTTTACATCCGTTTGCCACTCTAAAGCTTTTAGTACATTAGGTTCCTCTGCAGTACTCATACTCCTTATCCAGAAGCTATGAGGTTGGTCTGGGAAGTGACTCTCCCCTTCTTTCGTTAACCCTAAAGATTTATCTTTATAAAGTTTAGTTGTTGGGGTTACTTGGTATTTAAGACGTAGGGTAGGAGAATTTGTGTGGGTATCAACATCTTGTACATACCCTAAAGCTTCTACACCTGTCCCCGCATAGGAATCAGTTTTTATAATCTCCGCAGAGCGTATATCTAAAGCTAGAGACTGCTTGAAGCTACCATACGGAATCCTCTTACCTTCAAACTCACCTAAAACATCCTCAATAGCCAAGGCTTCACTAGGCTTAGTGTTTTTATTCTTTGCTAACTGCTCTAATATAGTCCGAGCTATAGTCCCGTCTTTTGCCGATACTTGACCCTCTAGCTTACTCCCCGTCATAAACGATGGGTATTGGTATACTCCAGGGTTAGTTGTGCTCCAGCTCCCTCCCTCTGTAACGGTTTTAGCTACATTACTCTCTTCATAAGGATTACTAGGCTCATACTTCTTCCCTTTCCCCTTCCCCTTCCCTTTTACTTTAGGTGCTGCTGGTTTAATAGCTAGTTGTGCGTCCCCTGCTAACTGCCGTAAAGGAGAAGCAGGTATATTCATAGGGAGATCCCCCATGACTAAAGGTGTAGAAGCGGTCTCAGCAGTAGCCCCTAGTAACCTACTACCCTGAAACTCTTGAGTTAGTGTATTAAGTACAGGTCTACGAAGCTCTTTTGCAGCCCCAAGTAACGTCCTACCCCCCATAGGGGCCATAGAAAGGAATAAAGCCTGTAGCCCAGCATCAGACATATTCCCCATAATCTTAGATAAATCCCCAGGAGAAAGGCTTCCATCCTCCATCCCTTGTAATAAGGCCTCATCAGCCGCAGTAAGAGAAGAATCTACACCCTTAATGGCCTCTATATAGGCCGCAGGATTGAACATAGAGGTAACACCATCGTATATATTGTGCTTCTGAGAGTCTAACTCCGCATTTGTTGGTCTCGTGAACCCATTCTTACTGATATGCTCCCACGCCTGCATAGGGCTAGCTAGTATAGTACTCCAATCCGCCTTCTTTACCTCGTCAAACTCAGATAAACGATCTTCTCTAGGTGCATCTATTAGCCCTATTAAAGGATTATTGTCTGTAAGGCCAGGTATTACTGGTGCAGTATACCCAGCTGGATGCGGATGTCCTGGACCTTTCCCACCTTCATGATATTTTTTAATAAGGTTCTTTAATGCCCCCCCTTCGTTAAAGCTTGCTTTTATTCGTGTGGGGTTTCGGATTCTATTTTCTTGTTTATAACGTTCTATCTCCTCAGGCTCTATTTCCCTTCTAAGGTACTTGTTTTTTTTCTCACTCCAAACCATATCGTGGCTAGGGATCTGCTTCGTTCTTACACCCCCCCAACCCTTCATTACCCTCTGAGTTGGGTGCTTAGGGCCTTTATATATAGATACATTACTTTCTTGTAATTCTTTTGAATCTAGATCTACTGTTGTGACTCTAGGCTTAAGGAGCCCTAAAAGAGGCTCTTGCTCCCGTTGCTCCGCTGGAAAAAAACCTTTAGTAAATTTTTTATAAGCTTCTTGTTCGCTTATTGGAGGTTCTGGATTACCAGCCCCCCAGTGGATATTATCATATAAAGGAACATTAACTACATCCCCCCACCTAACTCTACTATAATAACTTTGTTGCGCAGTAGGACTTATTCTTGGATTATATAAAATCTTAGGGAGGTCTTCATTTATCCAGCGAACATCACTTTCACGACTTAAAAAAGTGCCATCATCATTATATTCACGATCCATAAGAGTATTACGTTCAATGGATTCTAGTCGCTCCTCTTCTAATTGTTTTTTATAACTCTCTATCTTCTTTAATACTGCTTCTTGTTTATCTTCAGGGATTTTATGTTTGTTCCCTTCAAACCATTTTTCTGTTTCCTCTAATAACTTCTTAGTGAACTCAAGGTTTTCTTCGTCTGTTTTTGATGAAGCGTCACCCCCTTTCTCTAAATCCCCCGTAAGTACATAGCCCTGTCTTAATAACTCATCAATCATTTTCTGGCTACTGCTTATAACATCCAAGCTATCCTGCTTTGTGGAAGCTTTATTAGAGTGTGGGTGGCCTGAGCCTTTCCCCCCGTTATGATATTTCCGTACTCTAGGCATGAGACAAAGATAACTAAAAGGCCTTTATAGTATAACGTTTAAAAAGGCTTAGAAACAACCGAACATAACAAGGGCATATTCCACTGCCTATACTCGATCAGTCTCTTATAGACTCGCTCTCGTATACAAAACAAAATATTTCGGAAGTTATACACGGTGAACGCTAATATGCTGCTAAGGTACCACTTTTTTTTTGCAAAGTCAAGTCTAATGTAAAGGTTTAAGTAAAGTAAGGTAAACGACACGTAATCAAGGAGTTAGGGGATTTGACTCAAGTAAGGGTTTAAGTGAAATAAAGACCCTCCTAATAAAAAACGGGAGAAAAGACGCCAAAAGACTATACCTGGAAAAAAATTGGAGAAATGTTTAGATCGGGGATTATCTATATTGTCAGGCGTTGGATTCCTAAAACGAAATTCACATTTTTTAACGCCCCCCATTTGCATTTTCAACATTTTTGCCGTATATATTCAGCTTTTAGTGCTAACTCATTGGAATTCAATAACATACAAGGCATTACATAAACGTACACTCTAAGTATTCAATCGTATGTCGTTTGTGCTTAGCCACTTGCAAGGAGGGGACAATTCATAACCTAATTTCTCCCTTATATAGAATCATTCTAAATAGAGTACATACAACATTACTTGTATACTTCGACGTCGTTCGTATATAGTTATTAACACTGCATTGTTAGTCGTTCGTAACTACGTCTAAACCAATGAGTTACAAACGTATTCAAATGTTAACAAATGTTATAACGATTTTAAGCTGTTTTAAGGCACTTTCTCGACGTTGGTAAGGGTATAGCATAGGTCAGGTCATTTAACGCTTACTAACTGAGTATCAATGAGTTACGATATACTAACAAATGTTAATTTGTAACTGCTTGATTATCAATGGTTTATGATTAGGTTTCAGGGGAAATGTTTTGCACACGCGCGTATGTATGCGTATGTGCGGGATTCCATTACAGCAAATGGTGAAGTGCGCTCTAATTAGCTAAGTATCTGAGTATCAATAGGTTACAGCGTTTACTTAAAGCGATACTATTATTTTGGGGCTGGAGGCACTGACTATCAATGAGTTAAGTCGTATTAGTATTTTTTGGCTTTTTAGTTCGAAATGTCTACCCCATCTTTGTGGTATGCAAAATGAAGGTATAACATACAGAGACACAATCCTATACGACAAGCGACGAAGGTCTGCGGGGACAATGTCAGTCAAGCGTAACAGCCTGAGAAAGCAGAGCGATACACAACATAAAATTCACGCTCAAATTTGCAGGATATCGGACAGAATAGAGCGCAAGGACGAGCGAAGAAACAAGAGAAACGCCCGAAAGAGGACGATGGTAAGATAGAAAACGTCCGTTAACGCGGACGAATCACATAGGACTTGCGAGAACCTTCGCACTGCTGAAAAGCGACAAATGGCTACATAAAAATCGAACCCCAAACTTTGGGACGACCATATAATATAATACAATAGTTATGAATAAAGTTTTATTAAGTAGTATCAAAGCAGTTCAAAAGTTGAACACAAGAGCGCACAAAGGGAGCGTACAATCTCTTAAACAGCAAATCGAAATCGGTGTACTATGCGACAAAGGGCGCGAGTTCTGGAGAGCAAATAAGAAAGCGTTAGGCTTGGATGCCGAAGGTCTAGCCAATGCATATGGCTATGAAACGTCGTTTTTTAGCGACCTTATAAACGCTTCGAAGATAGCGACGAAGGACGTTGACAAGTATATTGAATCGCTTGGCAAAAAACCCACAATGTCAATAGCGGGATTACTGAAGTGGATGAAAGACGCGCCCGATAAAGCGAAGACAAAAATAAGTTTCTCAGTCGCGAAGACTGAAACGGAAAAAGGTCTGAGTGTTCGAATAGACGTTAACGATGTAATAACGACGAAGAACGAAGTAAGTGAACTACTCGAAGCCATCGCGATACTTAGAAAGCAAGTGAAGGCAATGAATAAGGTTGAACTTGCAGATGTGGAGTTACTTGAATTAATCGAAGCATAAAACGTCCGTTAACGCGGACGAAATTCGCTATCATCAATACCTTAGCAAGTATTCAAACTGCTTTATTTTAACCTCAATACATAGAAAGAATGACATTATTAGCATACGGTTTTATTTGTACAATATCAATAGCGTGGATCTTTATGTTCTACACGACCTTAAAAGGAAACAAAAATGACTGACGAAGAACTACAAGCTATGCAACAAGCTATGTTGGATATGCAAAGCGAATAACACAATACAAATCGTACGTTAACGCGGACGAAATAAATAGTAGTCCTGGGTAGGATTGCGTGTAAGCGACAACCTCCACCTGACTTGGAATATTCAAGCAGGTCACAAAGTGAGATGAGCAGTAATAACTGCAAGTGAAATACAATTTGGGTTCGACTCCCAAGCTACTACTAAAACGTCCGTTAACGCGGACGAAATATGGGGAAACTCACTGGCTTAAGACTTAGTATTGCAATACGAAGTTTATACGCTTAGGGGGTGAACACGCTGAAGCGGTTGCAACTGCGGATACGTTAGTATGGGGTTCGACTCCCCTATTCCTCACAAATATGGGATGAAGCATTGAGGATAATGCGCCGTCATCTTGGGGAGTAATTACCCTAAAGCCTACAAGCCTGAAGATTAATTACCTGAAGGGGCGTAAGTGAGATGAAGGAGAAGGGGGTTCGACTCCCCTCATTCCCAGCTCTTAGATAGGTGTAAAAACCGAACAACGAGGCGTCAAATCTCACGCCTACAAACCGAAAGGTGGAGTCTAAGTGGAGAAAATTAAATCGTCCGTTAAAGCGGACAAAATAGATAGAAAGAATGAAGAACCCACCGAACCCATACTTTGACGCATACTTTAAGGCGTGGAGAGATTACACTGAGGCGTACCATTCAGGCGTTGACCCTGAGATAGGGGCAGACCTATACGACGCTTACATAAAGGCGAAGGCTGACTTAGATAAGAACCCCCAAAGCATATTCAATTAATCGTACGTTAAAGCGGACAAAATAGATAGAAGTAATGAAATTTACATTTAATAACGGGTACGTAGTATCTATTATAGATAAGAGCGAGTACATCCTTGTTCCTGAAGTAGGTATCTCACCTCCTGATTCAGACGATGTGTACGATTTAGAAGTGAAGCGCTTTCAAACCGCAGATGAATTAACAAACATATTAAACGAAGTAAAGAAGCTATGAATTTACAAGACAAGATACACCACGCAAACGAGATGGCGAACGCTATCCAAAGAAGGGAAGCCTTTTATACTCTGGAAACGGGACAGACGATGCACATCTTATTGCCTAACCCACAAACGGCAGGTACTATGGTACAGCAACGTAGCTACGCTATGGACAAGGCGATGAACTTAATAGAAACGATTACTAAATCGTCCGTTAACGCGGACAAAACACTATCATCAAATGACAAAGTTTAACGGAATGGAGCGTATGCTCATCAACGAAGCCTTACAGAACCACGCTCTCAATTTAGAAGCGGAA